AGACGGTTTGCAAGTAAACCTGCGCCGGCAGCACCAGCAAGACCAAGACCAGCAGCAAGAGCAGCTTTAGAAAGTCCAGAATCACCAGTAGGTTTAGGTTTAGCCTTAGAACTAAAGTCTTGACTACCCATTTCTCCAGCACTAACTACACCGCTGTAACGTGGCTTTGGTCTAGCCTTTTTCTTCTCTGGCCCAGTTGTACTAAATGTTCTAGTCTTCGGAGCGTAAATATCGCTATCATCAGCGGCAGGAGAACCAGAAGCTATACCTTTAGGAGATTCTTTCTCAGTATCTTTTACAGTGTCTTCTTTGATTGACTCAGAAATATATTCTTTGGGGCCAGACATTGTTGATGTCGCACCAGCACGTTTGCCCATAGTTGCGTAATCATCTGGGCCAGCTTTAGGACGATCTTCCTCTTTGCCAAAGCGTGTGCGAACTGGCTCGCCAGAACTAGAACGGACTGGATTACCGGAACTGTCTGTAAGAACTCCGCCTTTATCGTAGCGTTTAACTTTGCGTTTCATGACTTATCCTTTTTGGGAAATAAGTTGATCAATCTTTGCTTCAAGCTTGTTAAAGCGTTGATCAATGTGGTCTGTAATCCGTTCAACTTCTGCATTAGTGACGTTATCACGGGCAATTTCCTCACGAGTCTTGTTCAACAAGATCGTAATGCGCGACAGTTCAGCAAACTTTTCGTGCGCTATATACGCAAAAAGCCCAGTAAATAGACTTAATACAGTCATCCACAGGCCATTTATATCTAACATTTCCACTTCCTCAATGCTTTATTGATACGGCTATCTGGATCTTTTGCTGTCTTTGGGGACGTCAACTTCTTCTTTGCCCCCTCCATCCGCGCACAGAATGACTTCTTCCGTGAACCACCTTCTGGCTGAGGGGCTTTCAGACCTGGCTTCTTCGGATTGGCTGCGTTGTAGGACGCCCGTCCTTTGGCGTTTAATCCGCCCGACGGAGCTTTCCCTTCTTTGCGCTGCCATGCCGGAGTCTTAGCCATAGATAACTGTCGCAGTAGCGTTGCCACAAGTAACAGCTAAATTGCCAGAAGCAATAATGCCTTCACCTGGAAGCAATACATTAAATGAACTGCCAGTGCCGCTAGAAGAAGCAAAGAACCAAATGTTAGTAGTACCGTTATTAACAGCTACATTGCCGCCGATACCAGCACTAATGGTCACACCCTTAAATCGAGTGCGACCTTCAAACACAATAGTTTTGCCGCCCGCGTTACACCAAGTAGCTTTAACGTCTGTTTGCATCATGGTGATGCCTCCTTATTAGACGTTCTGTTGACCGAACAAATAGTCAGTAACGAAGTAAGTAACAAAACCAGCTACAGAGCCAACACCTGCGCTTGCGCTCTCAGTTGTCAATACAGTGTTAACCGTTGCATTAGCTACAGTACCAAGGCCAGCGCCATTACCTACACCGCCAACAACAATCACGCGGTTTGAAGTAGCAGCAGTAGCATTCGCGTAGAAAGCAGCATCAGAAATACCACCAGTAACGGTAGTAAAACCAACATTGATTGAGCCAGATGTAATAGGTGTAGTGATAGTAACTGACGTTACTACAGCATTAGCTGGAAGAATTACTTCGGAAGTCTGACCGGACGCAACAACAGCGTTACCAGATACAGCTACGTTAGCAACATAAAAGGAAGCAGCCATCAGGCCGGATCCACAATAAGCCTGACGGGTCGTGTCGCCGCCGCCAGAGCGCCAAATACTTTGGGTGGTTGAAATAGGCATTTAAATTTTCCCTCATGCGGTTAGGTGTTGGCAGTCTGCATGAAGTCAGCCGGGACTGTCTGCCACACCGGTATTACCCGGAATTCATAGGTTTATACTATGAGGGTTAAAGAAATGCAAGAGGAATTCTATTGTTCTAGCTTATTTGATTTACGAAGGTTTTCCTCCTGCGTAATCACCCTCAAATTCCATGGAACGTGCAGGCCGCAAACGGCATCTGATATCAGTGGAACTATGTGATCCACCACATACCGCTCGCCAGTTAGCTTAGTCAGTTCCATTGCTTGTAAGTAGAGTTGCCGCATAGCCAGCTTGTGCCCAGTTGTAATCCATTTGGGTGTTGCATCTCGATGCCGACGTTTCCTAACGCTAGTCAGTGCTTTGTAATAGTCAGGATTCTTTTCTTTGTGTTTTTTCCTATACTGATTTATCTCATCTTTAGATCTGGCATTCGCCCTAGCTTTTACAGCTTCTTTATTCTTTTCATAGTAACGCTTACCTGCTGCTTTACTTGCTTCCGTTTTAGGTTTTTTACTGCGGTTAGCATTGTCTTTAACCCAGTCTTCTTGCAAACATTCCACACAAGAACCTTTGGTTTTTCGTAAAACTACATGCCCACGAATGCAGGGCTGTCCAGTGAAATAATACTTAATGCCGAGTTTCTGCGCTTCTTTGCGGTTATTTGGGTATTCGCTGTAATCCATGATCTCCTCCTTATACGATACGAGAAATCATAAAATAAAGCTGGAAATAAAACAAGGGGGCCGAAGCCCCCTTGAGATACCGCATAGATACTAGCTTATGCGCCTTGTGAGCCAAACATACCGAGCGGGTCACTCCATCCAAATGAGTAACGCTCTCTTGACTTATATCTAACATTTCCTGTGTCAAAATCTCCGTCCATCGAGTTCGACAAAGGTGTACGAATAAAGTGCTTCATGCCGTTTGGAACGTCGGTAGTTAAATACCAGCCGTTGTTGTCGGTCAAGAAGTGGTTAATCGTATAGCCTTCTGGAATCGAACCATTGTTCTTCAGGGCGTTGATATCGTTGTCGTTAGTACCAACACGGAGGCTGGTTTCCAACAGACGAGTAGCAACGAACTGGAGAGCTGATGGAACAATCAGCTTGCGTGGTTTAGCAGCGATCAACAGATCACGTTCATCTGTCCAAGCGGCGATTTGAATAACTGCGTTTTCCAACGAAGTTTCATTCAAGTCAGCTTGAGTAGATGGCGTGTTGCTGTTAGTACCGCCAGAGACCAAAGGATGTGCTGTCGAGAACAGAGCAACACCGTCGCCACCTGGGTAGCTAGCGGAGAAGCCATTGTTAATAACGGCAGCAGCTTTGACCTGCTTGGTGTACGACATAGCACGAGCCAAGCCTTTGGTGTAACGAGCCGACAGTGAGTCGTACAAGTTGTCCTCGATAGCCTCTTCGGTCAGCGAGAAACCAAGTGCAATAGTTTCGTGGTTGTATCGTGCTGTCCATGCTTCTTGACCGTTGTCATAACGAATGGCACTGCCCTCGTTCTTGACTGGCGCGGCTGAGAAACCAGACAGTTTTGTTTCTTCTTCAAACGAACGCTCGGAGGTCTCTGTTTCGTAGATCTCTTTGTGTTCTTCACCATAACGAGCGTACTCCAAACCGAACAAAGCGTTCAGGCCAGGCAGCAGCTCTTTCAATAGTTGTGCGCGTGAAATAGCCATGACTTACTCCTTAAACGCCAGTCGGGTTGAGGTACTGATGCCCGCCGGTTACAGTAGCTGTATTAGCGCCAGCCAAGTTGACGGAAATTGTTACGTATGGTGCATTAAACTTACAGATAAATTCGCAATAGCCGTTAGCGCCATTGGATGTATCTGGAACAATGTCAACAATACGTATTGGCAACGAAGCAGTAGCAGCATTGGACGAACCAAGGATAGCTACAGAAGAATCACCAGTGTTGTTTGATCCACCGTTTTGTACCAAAGCAATATTTTCACCAATGAAACTTGGGCCGTAAAAAGCTACGGTTGTTCCGCTGGATACTGCTGCAACTTTGAACAGAACATCGGGATCGTCAACAACATACGCTTGTGCATCAGATGCAACAGTACCAGCAGGCCAGTTCTGATAGAACAGTTTCTGCTTGGTGCTTGGGTTTGTATAAGTACAACCCATAAAGATGCCGACAGGGTTTGCAGTGGTAGTACCCGTTTCTTTAGTAAGGGTGCCATTTGCTGCTAGTTTGACTGGATCGCCAAAGAACATGTCAACATTATAACCGCTGGCAATGCTAAATAGACGAGTCGAACCGGCATACACCTGTCCACCGATCAAATTGACCGGCAGTAGCCCATAGGGCTTAGATACAGTTGGATAAGCCATTGTTTACTCCAAAAAATTAACTAGCCACCACTCTTAGAAGTCGAGGATTTCGACTCTTTGAACAGAGGCATACGAGGGTCGTTTTGCCGCATTAAATTGTTATCCACAGACAAGATCTGATCTTCAGATTGTTTGAGATAGTGGTTATTACGCTGCTCCACAAACTCAATCGGTGTCTTGCAAAGTAACAATCCGCCGACTTCGATGCCGTCTTTAAAACGGCTACCTTCATCGACTAGCAGTTGAAATTGTGGTTGCTCTTCAATCTTAACTGGCTCCCAGCCTTCTCTGAGTTTGGCAGAGTAGTTACGGGGATCAGCGTTTCCTTGAAGCCCAACACGAATCCATCTATACGCATATCCAGGGAGCTTATCTGGTTCTGGCAGAAGCTCTGCGGGTTTCCACTGCTTAGGGCGTTCCGCTTGGACGCGTGTTTCTACATTACGGGGTGTTCTATTCTCAGCCATTTGAAGCCTCCAATTTCATCATTTCTCTGACGTACTGTTCGGGTGTCAATCCTAATTTTTTGGCAATCAGGACTTGCGATTGTTTGAGCCTCACCTTTTTGGAGGGTGTGCTGCGATCTGCCGAAGCTACGACAGAGGCGGGTTTGGAACGCTGCACTTTTTGTGGCGCGGCTTCCTCTTCCTTATCCCCAAATTGCTCTGGGAATCGACGACGCATAGTGTCATCGACCTTTTTCCAATACTCATCTGTAGACGGATAACTCGTCCCATATTGAGCGACCAGCTTCTGATGTAAACCCAGAGCCAAGCTAGTCATTTCCTCATCCTTACCAAACCATTCATTGCGCTCTTGCCACGCAATCGCTCGTTGGTCAGGGCGAGGTACTGTATTAGTTGCGGGTTGTACATCAACTTCTTCTTCCTGTCTAGACGGAACATACTCATTTGCTTTCTGCAACTTGTATTGTGCCGCCGACAATTTTTCCTGCGCCTCTAGCAAACGGTCAGCGTCGCCCATGTCATAGGCTTCTTTGTAATCCCGTTTGGCGTTGTCCATCTCCATCTCGGCAGCGTTCTTATAGGTGCTGACAAATGTCTGCTCACCTACAGATAACCTACCTTTTAGAGCTTTGTTCTCTTCCATCATCCGCTGGGCATACGCGATAGCTTCTTGCTGCTCACGTAGTGCCTGCTCTTTTTCGCGGCGCTCGTCGTGCCAGACTTTCTTCATCTGCTTCAGACGCGACTTCACCCCTTCGCTGTATTCCTCAAGCTCATCTTCCTCAAGCTCTTGAACCATCTCTTTAGGTAAAGGCTGCCGGTCACGATCCTCTTCAGGAGTATCGTCTTCAATCTCTATCTCAAAGTCATCCGCCGCAGCAGAAACCTCTTCTTTCTCGTCGGGAAACTTAAATTCCTCCGCATCCATTTTGTTTGTAGCCATTTGTTTCTCCTTTGTTAAACCCTAGATATTCCGCGAGGATCATCTACAACTGCCTCAACTACATCGTCGTTGATGAGTCGGAACTCACGACCATGAATCTTTAGGCGAGTACCAGTGTTAGGGCGGGCGAGAATAAAATCCCCTTCCTTACACCATGGGCCATTTGGAAACCGTTTTGCATCTTTGTAGCAATCTGGCCCCATCTTGATTACGAAAAATACGGTAGCCAGAATCTGTTCGTGATTCATGGTTGAGTCTGCTTTTAACAAACCGCTATCGAACTTTTCCTCTTTGTCCGGCAGTCCTACTAGGATGTGATACCCAGTTGGTTCCGGTAATTGTTTCGCTTTCTCTTCTGCTGTTTGTGGCAGAGTTGATACCTCGCCGTCTTCGGTGGCGATTGCGATTTCACTCATCAGATAACTCCATAGTTTTTGCAAGGTCTAAGATAAAACCCTCCGCAATCGAGAGACCCCGAATCTCGCCGCAAAGTTTTTGGTACTCAGAATAGTCTTTGGCACAGTTGGTTGAAACGGCCTCGACTATCTGCTGACGCTTATCTCTCACTTGTTGAATGAGAATTTCAAACGCCTTATCCATAATCAATCACCTTTTTTGGTAGGTTGTTTAGATTTTGTTTGTTGCATATCCATCTGGTCTTTGGCTATTTTGGCACCAATTTCCACTCCCTTAATTTCCATCTCACCCTCAAATCTTGCTTTCTCCGCAGCGACTTTTGCGCCAACCTGCATACCAGCAATTTCCTTCTGGGCTTCAATGCGAGCCAACTCAAGCTCAATACGATCAGCTTCTGCCGTCGCATCCATAGCAAGTTTCTTCTCTTTTATTTCTACTTCCTTCTGTTTCAACATCAACTCCTGCTGCTGCATTTGAACAATCGGGTCTTGAGCCGCTTGTTGTGCCTGCTGTTGTGCAGCTTCCGCTTGATCTTTCTGTAGCAGTTTTTGTGCTGCCATAGCCATCATGCGGGATACTTCTACTTCCATATCCTTCGGCAATTCTTTGTCCATCTCTGGCAAAGGAATACCCAGTTGCTCTTCTATCTGCTTGCGATACTCAAACGCCACATGCTCGTTGATGTGCGCCATCATTGCGGCACCTATCATCTGGGCTTTCGGGTTCTGACCTACGATCTGCATGATCTTTGGATCTTGCATAGCTGACTGGTGAACCTGAATGTGCGCTTGGTGATCCTGATAAATGAACGCCTTAACAGGCTTGCCATTAAGGATGTTCATGTTCTCTTGCACTGGGTCTTTAGGCTTAAAGTCTTCCGCGCTAGGTACCAGTTTGCCGATGTTTTTGATACCTAAGACTTCCAACATCTGGCGATTCAGCTCTACCAAGTCATAGATCTGCGGATTAGCCTGCGCCATCTGCATAACAGCCTGATACTGGACAACCTTCTGCGCCATAGTGGCGGCATTTGGATCAGATACTGGAATTACATCTACATGGTCGTAGTCTGACTTCTTAGCGCGGCGCGAACCTTCTACCGGATCGTAGTCGTACTCTTCCGGCGTGTAGTCAGCAATGATTTCCTTCAGTAATTTCAACTCTTGCTTCATCGCGTAGTGAACACGCGCTTGAACGGCTGACATTACCTTGAGCGTTCTCTCCAAAATAGCCAGTGTTGTACCCACTGGTGAATTGGAAGACATATCTGCAATTTTTAAATCCGCTGCGCCAGCAAACCGTCGGCCTTCTTCGACGATCTGGTTCATCAATGCTAAGAGGACTTGGCTTGGCTCTTTATAGGGGAGGGGGAGGATGTTGTCTCTAATGGTGCCAGACGCGACGTCCACATCTCGGAACTCGCCGGGAGAAATTGGAGTGTCATCTCCCTTGACCCGCATTCCCTTAGTCTTGAGACCCCCAGGCAAGTTCGATAAAGTGCCAGCATCAACAAGCTGCCTAATGATAGAAGTACCAGACTTAGCAAAAGCACCAATAAGATGGATAAGGCCAAAGGCATAGAAGCCAAAGCCGGGTATATATGGGTAGTGAACAAAGTGATTCCTCTTCTGGCACGTTTCATCTTCAGGATGCCAGTTCCTTCTGATAGCTAAAATCTCTTGAGAAGTTTTTTCGATAGTTACAATGTATGGCAGACCGATGCCAGTATCTTTGCCCTTCTCGTCTTTGTCTTCATAGCCTGGCAGATCAAGATATACCTGCATCTCCAACAGTTTGTACCTATCGTCCGACGTAGCGCGGAAACCCATACGTTCCGCAATCTTTTTCTCTACATCGTCCAACGTATTCTGCGGTTCCGGCAGGTCTATATCCTTATAGAAGCCAGCAACCATCAACCTGCGTAGCTCATTCTTGGTTTTGCGCATGACATGGGTCATACGGTTAGCCGTTTCTAGATTAGATGCGCCATAAGGAACGACTACATCTTCGGCTGGGACAAATACAGCTACCTGTCTATTAAGACTAGGATCAAAGTAGACCTTCTTAAACGCATTTCCTGATAGACCTAAACCCCATGCCATACGCTCGTGTTCTGGACGGTACTCAACCATGACTTCGGTGAGCTGATAGTTCATATCGTCTTGCACACGTTCAGCAGCGTCCTTCTTCGCAGGTGTTTCCTTACCAATAATCTTAGTTTTAACTGGCCCCGCAGCTGGGAATGTCTCCATAATCGTCTCGGCTTGGAATTTGACAAGAGCCTCAGATAACAACGGATGATAAACGCCACATGCACCTTCCCATGGTTCTGATCGTTCTTCAATTTTCATCCCCAATAGTTCTAAACCGTCCACATAGGTCTGCATCCAGTCCTTACGTGCGTCGATATCGTCATCAAAGTCCGACAGTAAGTCGCCAGCTATC